CTATATCATTAATATTATTAATTTTATGACCTTTTACAAGTTTTATAATATGGTCAAAAGATATTTTAACTTTATCAGCTAAAATATAATCAGACCCAGATGGTTTAATAATTTTACTTTCCATTATTAGTATTATAAAATAAATCTTTAAACTAAAGTAAAATCAATTTTTAGATAAATTATTTTTATATGATTATAATAAAATATATTTTATTATAATTATTTAGATGTAAAATATAAGCAAAAAGTTTGCAATTTGTTTAATTGCTGTAAGCAGTACCAGCCATACCGGACATAACACGTAATACATTGTAATTTACAGTGTAGATGTTAAGTTGGGAGTTAGCACCACCCCTAACAAGGCCTTTGCGGTCGGCGAAACCGGTAGTAGTGTTGTATGCTTTATTGTAAAGACCAACATCTACTAAGAGAGTTGCATTATCAATACGAGAGAAGTTGCAAGTACCGGTGGGTTGATGGTCTTCAGGTTTGAGAGCAAAGCTGTAAACATTAATACCATCAGCAGGGGTGTTAGAGAAGTGTTGGTAAGGTTGGACATAGTTGAAATAATTGCCATCACGATCTTGGAAACGATCATGACCATTAAGTTGTAATTTACCAGTGTAAAGAGGATTGTCAGAACCATCAACCATGTTTCCATAATTGAAATAATCAACAGCACTAACACCAGCAGCATCTAATAAAGTAGTTGAGTTTGATGAAACATTAGTTGCACCCGTAGCACTGCCAGCCCCAGAAATAGCTGCAGTAATGGCACCCTTTAGATCATCAACATTAAGAGAAATATCTTCCATTGTTAATTCATTGCGTGTTACAATGGTATTACGTTCAAATTGCTGTAAGCAATCAGTTGAAGATGTACCAATTGCAATTAGCGATGAAGTTGCAGTATTAGTACCTTGTTGAATAATTGCTTTAACATCAATTTTACTTAATAAACCAAATAGCGATAATTGAGAGGAGTTGGTACCAGTAAGAAGTTGTAATGCTTTTGCTACATTACCATATTGTGCGGTAGTACCTGTGCCTGTGATAAATGCAAGGTCAATTATTTCACCAGCTTGTGGAGTTGCAGCTGATGCTGGATTAGGATCTTCATCAAGATCAGGAGCATTTGTTGCAATTTTAATAGTGCAAGAAGAACCTGATAAACTTACTGCAAGACCAGCAGTGCAAGCAGCAGCTATGTATTTAGCGAAACGATCTTTAGCTGATTTCCAGTCATCATCAGTTGCATATCCTAACCATTGAGAATTTTGATTGTATCTTGCAAAATGAGGAGCCCATAATAAGAACTTGCAAGGGTGGTTGAAGTTGAGGCGATATTTGGCTTGATTTGTAAGAGCTTCAGAACCAGTAAATTGGAGTTGTTCAATAAGATATTCGTGAGAAGCTTGGGCGAAACGTTTGCGTTCCTCAGAATCAAGATAGACATAGTCAATTAATAAGCTGCAATCACTCATACCCTGTGGTGAATCAAACTTAGCAACATCCTTTCCAAGAACATTGACGCATTGCATACGATCACGTAAAGTGCAAGTAATGCGTACATCGTGATATTGGAGAGCAATTAAGGGGAGAGCTAAACCATTGTTGCGGTTGAACCAGAATTGGAAAGGAACATATAAAACAGATGAAGTTTTACCAGTTGCACTTATTTTGCGCATGTAAGGAGTATCACCTATCATTTGAGCATATCCACGCTCTTGACCAGTCTTGTGGGTAAGCTCATACCAGATGTTTAACCAATCACCATATTGTTGGTCAATGAGAGATCCACCGATTTCAACCTTGTACATTTGTACAATAGCATGACCAAGACGACGAACATAGCCCCAAGGAACAACATTATTACCAACCTTTACACCATTTGAACCAGTCGTGTCAGCTAATGATACATATAAGTACATATTGGTAATTAAATCACCATTGCGGTTAATATTGCATGTGACAGTACGACCAAAATCACCAACACCATTCCAAGTTTGAGGAATAGGCTCTACGGCAAAGTTGGTATGACGACGGTATACGACTTTGAAGAAAGTAATTTGAGGGTTACCAGAAAGGTAAACATCTTGTGCGCCATAGGCGACTAACTGCATTAAACCACCACCCATATTATATTATACTTTATCTAAGAAAAAATTTTTATAATAATTATTTATAAAAAAACGAAATAAAAATTCCTATATTATTTTTTACAAAATTTTGCTAAAAATAAAAAATTTATACATTTTTTTATAAAAAATCAAAATTTTTTATTTAAAGTAATTTTTCTGATATTAGTCATATCAAAAATAATTATTATTAATGTTTAATAATAGTAAATATAAAGATAATAAACAATCTGTAAAAGAAATGAATACATTGGACAATAAACATAAAAATATGGTAAAATATTTATCTAATAACAAAAAAGAAATAGATAATATCAATAAAGAAATAGATAAAATTAATAAAGATATAGATGCTCTTGATATGTATAGAGATAATTTTACACTAAAAGAAATAAACCAAAGAGCCGCATTATTAGATAAAAAAGAAAATTATGAATTAGAATTAAATAAAATAAACTACGAAGAAATGAATTATTATGATAATGCTGGAGATCTTCTTACTAATTATTATAGTATTAATGATAATGATCAACCAACTAAAGATAGTTATAATATTTTAGACCTTTTAAGTAATAAACAACAAAATATTACAATTGATAATAATAAAATGACATCAAAAGCAATATTATTAGAAAAATACTGTCAAAGAGTTGATGGAACTAGAATTAATCACGATGATGGAACAAAAAGAATAAAATATTGTAATGAATGTAATATTGAAAAAATATTAGTAACCTCTGAAAGTTCTTATATATGTCCATACTGCGGAGATGTTGATACTATTATATTGGATGAAGATAAACAAATTAAGGATTATTCACCATATAGAAGATTAAATCATTTTAAGGAATGGTTAAATCAATTTCAAGCAAAGCAAAGTCCAGAGATTCCAGAACAAGTATTTATTGATATTGTTAAAGAATTAAATAAAAATCACATAACAGATTTATCAATTATTACAAGAATTAGAATGAAAAATATATTAAAAAAACTTAAATATAATAATTATTATGAACACATTCATTATATTATAAATAAATTAAATAATTTACCTCCTCCAAAAATAACTAGAGATATGGAACGAGTATTTATATCAATGTTTGTAAAAATACAAGATCCATGGGAACAACATAAAAATATAAATAGAAAGAATTTTTTATCATACTCATACGTATTACATAAATTTTGCGAATTATTGGAATTGGATCATTTATTAGAATGTTTTCCACTACACAAAGATTCTGATAAAATTATGGAAAATGATCAAATATGGTCTAAAATATGTAAAGATTTAAATTGGGAATATATATCATCATTCAAATAATTTTCTATTATATAATATATGAATCATATATTGCATAATATATCGTTAATAATTTTATGTTTAGGAATTATATTAATGACAATTTATATTACAAAAAGTTATTCTACCAAAAATGAATCATTTAAAATATCAGATCCACAAACTGATGAGCCTATGAACCCAGATGCTTATGTGCAAAGACCTGCAACTATTTTTAAAGATATGTTTATTGATAATTCTTCGTGGTTAAATAAGTATCAAAGTATAGATAATGCAAGTCAGCAAAATTTATATATATAAATTTGATTTAAAAGAATTTTATTATATATAATTTATATGTCAAATAAACCAGATTATTTAACAGAAGATAATCTTCTTCCATCTAATCAAAAATATGTGTGTATGTCTTTTCTCAAACCACAAAAAGAAGATAATACTACATTAAGTGGTATTAAAATTCGCGGTGTGTTTGAAGAATATGATGATGCTTGTAAGCACGCAAAGAAATTACAAGAATGTGATCCTTATCATCATGTATTTGTAGGCGAAATGGGTAAATGGCTTCCTCACGATCCTGATCCGGATTCTAAATATGTCAAAGATTTTGAATATGCAAATGAACAACTCAATAGTATGATGAAATCATATGTTGATAATCAAGAAAAAGCTAAAATATTCCACGAACAACGAAAGAATGATATGGTTAGAAAGAATATTATGGATAATATGGATACTCATCAGAAAAATATGAATGAATTAAAGGATCAACTTAAAACTGCAGATGATGTCGAGAAGAAAGATATTGAGAAGAGACTTCAGACAATGGAAGATAATATTAACAATATGGAAAAGAAAAAGAAAAATATTGAAGAACAATTAGCCTTACTAGAAAGTAAATTAAGTGATACCACTCAACCTGTTATGAGTGCTCCTCTTCTCGAGGAAAAGACTAATCTTTAACTTTTTCAACAATAACTCTAACAGCATTTCTCTTCTTTGCCATTAATGCGTCTGCATCAAATATGGGTACTTGATTTTTCCAATTTTTATTATAAGCAGATTTATGATATCTGTGGAATTTATTACATCCAATTTTAAAATTAGGAACTTCTTTAGCCTTATACCAAAATACTTTATCGGCTATATTTTTACTATGTATTCTATTATTAATAACCATTACACCATAATTCTCTGTAACATCTGAGAAGACTTGTTGAAATATTTCAAATGTAGGAAACATTCCAGCATAATGGTCATATAATCTTTTCCTATTACTAGTAGCATCTTCAGCTAATAAGAATATATAATCAAAATTTGATCGCAATTCTGGTGGAATACCTAGAGAGAATTGCATTGTTAAAATAAATGAAATATGATGATGACGTCCATTAAAAAATAATTCTTGTATATTAGGATCTTTTAACCAAGTACCTTTAGAACTCATACAATCATCCATAATTAACATAATTGCATCATCTTTTGGTTTCTTACCGTTTCTAATCCGTAATTTATTATCTTCATTAATTTTAGATTGTCTTTGATATATATTTGTAAGAATATCTGACCCATATTCAGAAAAAATATAGGTTCCTGGAATAAATTCAGAATAAAAAGAATTTAGTTCTTCAGTTCTACTAATGGCTATTGCTGCTGCAATATCTCTTTTATGATACATTATTTCTCTAGTTAAGAAAGATTTACCAGTGGCTCTTTTAGCAATCATCGCAATAGTACAATGATCAACCATCTCGTGAATATTAAATTTTTTTAATTGGAGGTACGATGCACCAAACCTAACATCTTTAGTAGTCATTATATAATAATAGAAAATTATTATATAATAAAATTAAAATTTAGCCAATGTAGTATACATTTCAGGTTCGTTATGAATACTTTGAATATTTGGTGTATTAACTGGTGGTTTTACATCAATCACATCAGATATATTAGTTATTTCTTCTACAAAGATATTTGTACAATTAGATAAATTTAAATGTAATATTAAACCGATTATGGCAGAAAATAATAAAGGTTTTTTATATTTTTCGTATAAACTAGATACTTTTTTCTTATTCTGCATATCTTCTCTATATTGAAGCCAAGCAAATAATATAAATACTCCTATTACAATTAATAAATTTCTAACAATTATATTCATTAAAATATAAAAAGAAAATATTATATTTTTTCTAAATATAATATAATGGAAAAACAAAATAAAGATTTATATCATAAATTATTTAAATATTTAATAATTGCTTTTATTATGTTTGTATCGGTTAAATACATACCTGAAAATAAAGTATCAGTCAAAGAAAATACTATGATCTCTGCAATTGCATCAATCACATTTGCACTCCTTGATATTATTTCACCATCTATCAAATCAGTTAAATAAATTTATTTTTTATCTATAGGGTGAAAATAATTAGTTGGGTTATTATTATTATAGATTTCTTGATAGTTTTTTGGATTATTTTCAGGTGTATAATGTACGCCAGTGTCTATATCTGTCTCACTATTACCCAATCCTTTTAATGCATTTTCTAATTTTGCATCTAGATTTTTATTACGTGCTTCAGATGATATAGGTAATTTACTATCAATGTCTGATGTAAGACTATGTCTATTATGATCTACTGTGTCAATACTTTTTTGCTTACTAATATCAGGATAATTCTCGGTATGTAATTTTTGTTCAATCTTATCTAATAAATTATCAGGAGTTGTAGTTTTATGTCCTCCTTTTACAATATCTTTAACAGCATCTTTAATAGTCTCTTTTTTCTCTGTATTTATATGAACTTCTTGTTTATTATCATTATGTTTATCTTCTAATACTGATAATTTAGTTAGATATTTATTTACAATATCTTCCATTGGTAATACTTTTCTGATTGCATTTTGAATACTTTGCTTAATAATATCAAGAGCTTCGCGTTGATTTTTTTTTATTTCAGCGGGAGTATATTTGTCATAGAATAGAATAGGATTGTTATAAAATTCTCTTGCAGTCTCTATATATACTAATTGAATAAATTTTTTAGCATCTGTATCTAATACAACTGGATTGCTATTATTTAAACTACATGATGTTAATAAAGTTATATTAGATTCAATAGTTGCTTTCAATAATGATTCAAAATATGGAGGCATTTTGTCTTTTATTCTTGAATATTCTTCATCTATCATTAACTGACTCCAATTTTTAACTTCAGATAGGAAATTTTGAAAATATTTTAATACAGTACTTTCAAAATCTTTTAATGCTCTATCATATATAGATTGTATTCCTTCATAAATTAATGGAGTCAATAAATTAACCAAATGAATAGTAAATTCTTTTTTAATCTCTACTAAACAGTTATTCATTATTAATAAGTTTAGATTATTATTTTATATATTATTTATTACAAGAATTATTTATTAAATTTCCTGAGTGGTTATTTAATGTATCAATATCTTTTGGTTCTACACAAACACATCCTCCACTAGTTTGTCCATTATTACATGAGAAATTACTACCTATAAATTCGGATTTGGGAGTTTGTAAATCAAGAGGTAATGGCCATTGATTAAATTTGCAACAACTAGGGGCGCATTTTAATTCATCTAATTTAAGAATACCATCATTATTATTATCAAATATCATTTCAGTTTTATCTGTATTACCCCACTTTTCTGTTTGATAACATCTTTGGAGATAAGGAACTACGTAGTATATAACTACAACAACTAATATTATTACGACTAATAATTTGTGCGTAGAATTCATTTATATATTATAAATTAGATAAAAATATTTTATATTAAATTATATTATAATTATTATATTGTTATTATATAATGAATATAATAGATAAAATTAAATTAAACAACAAGACTAAAACAACTGAAATCGAAAAAGTTTTAAATAAGAAGAACAAATATTTAATTAAATTAGAGATTAAGAATAATATAAAATTATTATCATTATTTACTAATAATAAAAAAATCTTATCAGGAACATATAATAAATATGGTATATACCAACCATCTACTAAATTATGGATATGGGCATCGTCTATTCCAAATTCAGATATAAAAACAATTAAAAATATAAATAAAATAAGATCATTTAACCATTTGTTTGAAAATTCAACAGATAAAAGAACATTATTCTATTATCAATTATTAACTCAAGATACACTCGTTATAAAAGATACTGTTGTATTAGATTGGATCAATGAATTATTATTATATTTTTCAAATGATGTTTATTATTTTAATCCTTATAATGAGGATAGAGATATTGAATTTCTATCATTAGCAACTATTAAAGAAGAATTTGCTTATTGATTCTCTTCTTATCTTTTGTAGCAAGAGTATTATATTCAGTTGTTTTGTCAATTTTTAAACATAACTCTATTTGTTTGATAGTTAATTCTTTATTATAATTTGTTAATATTTCAATTAACGCATTCTCATCAGATGTAATTAATTTATTACACAAGGCATTTAACATTAAAATATCATTATTTGATTTATTATTAATAATTTTTGATAAATTTAATATATTCTTTCTATTAATATTTTTTAATGATGTTTTATTTAAATCGGCGCTAAATTTAATATCATTATAATCTAACTTATTATTTATTTTAGTTTTATTAATCCAATAAGATGTATTAATACAAGTATAGAAGCCGTGAATATTTTGCAAATACCAATTTTGATCTGTATATATAGATGTTTCTATATTATCACCTATTGATATTGAGTCAGATATATTTATCAATATATTCATAATTGTTGCTATATTATCTTGTGATTTATTTAAAATTTTTTTTATATAATTTTCGTGAATTAACAAAGGTAATAATACTTTTTCTGATTCATATAATTTTATAATAATATCATAATCTAAATAATTATTCAATAATTTTTTTGTAGAATTTACCAAGCCAATATTAATATTCTTTTCTCTTGATTTATCTATAAATTCATCTATTATACTATCTGTTATAGTATTATTTACTCTATGATATGAAAGCTCTTGTAATAAATTAATCAATCTTCTAATATCTGATTGTGCAAAATTAATTATTTTTTCATATATTGAATTAGATGCAAATACTATATTTTCATTATATATTATTTTTTTAATTATTGTTGTTAATTCTTCATTAGTAGGAGTTGTAAATATAATTTCTGAAGAATTTTTCTTCAAATCATTTAATAACTTTGAATGTTGATTATTAGATATAAAAATAAGAGGATATATTTTATTTTTATTATTCTCTTTATGGATATTCATCACATACTTTTTTTCACTATTTAATGTTATATTTTCAATCTCATCGAATATTAATGCTATTTTATTATTATTTTGATTATTATTGAAATTAATTTTACTATATATTGAATTATTATAATTATTATAGTCTGCAATATCATCAAAGATTCGATGATCTTTTATATCATTTGGATTAATAATACGAGTAATATAATTAAATTCTTCTAATATTAATTTAATTATATGAGTTTTGCCAATACCTTGATTTCCATTAATTATTAATGAATGGGAACTCTTTTTTAAATTATTCAGCCAATTAAATATATCTTTGATTTGTTTTTGATTTCCGATTATATGCTTTATATTAGTAGGCTTATACTTATTTATCCATAGATCATCGGAATGTTCTTCCATAATATTAGATAACTGTAAATAATGCTTTATATTAAAAATTATTATTTTATATAAAAAGCATTTAGTTTTTAGTAAAAATTATTTATCATAAAAATGTTTAAAAAATATAATTTTATAAAAAATTTTCTACATAAATATATATATATATGGATAGTTCAGATGTTCAAAATACTCATAGAAACAGACCTTCTAAAAATGATAATGTTGTAAATGAAGAAATACAGAAATTACTTCGTAAAAATAATGAAAAAACATCTAGTGATTTGATTAATAGACTTAAAAGCAAAATTGGAGATGATGATCTTGTAAATAAGATTCAACAAAAATATGTTGAGATTCATTCAAGCATTGTAAAGAAGGCTCGTAAATTCGCTCGTCTTATTCGCGAAAAGTACGGCGATAGCCGCTACCCTTTCCACATTCTCTTAGAGAAAGCTCACATGTTCAAAGTTAAACACGGTCTCACTAATGATGAATTTGCTGAATTCCAGAGAATATATGAACAAGAACTTGTTGGTCTTCAAAGCCCTGAAGTCTTTGCATATGCCAACAATATGATGAAACTTTTAGGTACTTCCCAATCTAATGGTGGGTTTACTAGCAAATTAAATGACCAAGACTACAAATACCTCCAAGAAATCCTTAAATTATCATCAACTTCTAAAGTATTACATTCACAAGTCTTCTTACAATCAGTTCAATACAACGACTGTGCTTTCCAGGCTTTGACTGGTAAATACGATCGCACTAAAGATAACCCACTTGAACATGTTCATCCTGTTATTGCTGCTCTCTTCTTACCCAAAGTTGAAGAGTTAGAGCATAACTTCATTCTTGCCAATATGGCCAACATTGTTAAAGCTCGCTTCAACAAAGAGCCTATTTCCAACTTACCCGATGCCAAATTATTCCACGCTCTCATTAGCGACCCTAATGATATTGTTTGCGACTCTCGTTCAAGTGTTCTCGACCTTCTCAATCGCTGCAATCTCCAACAGCAATTATGGAACTGTGTCTTAAACTTACGTAATGGTCAATACTATGGTGCTGGTTTCCGTGATTTCATCTCTGGTGTTGATATGTGCAAGTTAAACAAATATGACAATCCTGATCTTGTATATGGTCGCTACGATGGTACCGTTGTTAAGAGATTATTATCATCTTTCTCTTTCCGCCCCACTATGTTAGCTTCATCAACTGTTAATCCCAATAACTTCTCCACCAATCCCTATACCCAAAATATGCGCCCTGTTGTATCGGCTGTCCCTATGATTAACTTACGTCTTGCTCCTAATATTAACAACAATAATGCTGTCGTTAATTTAAGCGATGCTTTACAACAAGATCAAGTCCTTGTTGAGAATGGTATGATTGTTTCTAAACAAACTAGCTTATTATTCTCCAATGATGTTTTATTCTTCTATGTTGATCGCCGTGCCAACAGCATTCGTCTTGAAGAGCTCAAACCCTACAACATTGGTAAGATGCCTGTTTCTATTTCTGGTTTCGAGAGACTCAATGACCAAGAAGTTGAGTTCAAGGAAGAATTAACCATCCGTAGCGATCTCTACAAATTACGTTCAGTTGTTTTATCTGAAGTTAATGAGATTAGCCAAAATACCAAGGACCAAAACATTGTCGTTGGTTCTTCGGCTGTCGTTATTGCCCAAGGTAGCGAGTATGAAACTCCTGACTACCTCTATTACAATCCTCTTGGTGTTGTTAAGGGCTTTGAACAAGCCGGTACCCCTGTCCGCAACGACCCCATCACTTTAATCCCCATGGGTCCTCAAGTTGGAGGCTATGAAGAAGCCTCTTTCTTAAACATGGCCAAGAAACGTGGTATCATTTTCATGTACCAACTTGTCAAGGATGAAGACAAGGAACGTGTCTTAAACTTTTAAATATTATAAATTATAAAACTGGAAATCATATAAAAATAAAATTTTATATGATTTATAAATGAATAGAATTGGACAAATTAAAAATTTAATATTTTAGCTATTGAAGGTAAAATAAAATTAAAAATTTAATATTTTAGCTATTGAAGGTAAAATAAAATTAAAAATTTAATATTTTAGCTAT